GTACATTCATATCGAATACACCCTTCAGGACTGCCTTTGTGGCTGCACTTGGTGTTATGCCACGTTCTGCTGCCCGCTTAATCAAGTATTCTCTGGATGCTGTATCTGCAAAGGTTTCATTTAGCAATACATCAAGCTGTATATACATCAACTGTAGTTCCACAGCAGCAGGTGCCAAGGCATCATAAATGATTGATCCTTCTCTTTTATCCATTGTATTTGGTACTCTGTCCAGCATCCTGTCTAAAATCATTTCATAGGTTAAATTCTCAAACATTAAATTTTCATCCTCCTTTCTGCTTGAATATCACCAATCTTAGTGTGTACTGTAAAGGTTACTGCAACCTCATTCTTAACCGTTGAAAAGGAAAAAGCATCAACACTCTCAATTCTTTCATCCTGTGTCAATGCTTCTGTAATTCGCCTTTTGAGTTCAGCATAAACATATTCCTTTGGTTCACCTATCAAACCAAGTAACTCAATACCATAGTTCCAAGAATAAATTTCGAAGTTAAACCGTTCAGTGTTTAATATCAAATGTATGGCTTGTTTGATAGCACCCAAATGATCTGTATGGCCTACTACTGTTCCTTTTTCTATGTCAAGCTTGTATGTCTTTGTTGGCTGCTCTACAATTTGGAAACCTTGTTGCAACTTTGAATTTATATTTGGTATCATGCGCTCACCAGCCTATTCATAATTACGTATTTTTGCCCACCCTGAAGCTGCAAAAGAAGGACCTGCTCATCCTTTTTCAAGGAATTATACACTGTGTAATTTTGTAATATTCCTCCAGCAGAAGGCTTTAAGTCAACACTATAATCTCTTACATTGTCTGTCAGCAATAAATGGTCTGAATTCAGTGTAAGTTTTTGTTCAATGTTGATCATAAGCGGATTTGTACTTATAACTGTTCCATACAAAATAGCTGCTGGACTTGATGCCATCACTGCATCCAAGGCTGCCTTTTTTATCACTTCAATCATGTTAGGCAACAAACTCACCGCCTCTCAGAGTAAGGTCCATGAAATGTTCATTGTTCTTGAAAACATGCTTCACCTTTTCCACAAGCATGTAGCTAAGGAGATCAACACCTTCCAAATCTTTCAGATATACAATTACACCGGATCCGCCTCTGACCCTCAAATCGCCAAGAACATTTGTTATGCTAAGGTTCTTTGTCTTTTTGTTGTACAGCTTCAGCAGTGCATCTGCTTTTGCTCTTCCATTGGTCTTTTCATCAATTGTATCGGAATACTGCAGCAATCCCCAATTGTTTATATTGCTTGAATCCTTCGTAATGTAGATATCATTCATACCTGTTTCTTTGTTCGCATAAAGCAGCTTTATTTGGTTATATGTTGATCCTTCAATAGATGATTGATAGTTAAAATTTTCTGCGGTACTTCCACTAACAACTAAATCCAGTCTCATGGATTCAATGCTTTTTAGAGCAAGCTTCCCAAAATCGTCATACAGCACATACATTTTATTTTTGTTTTGAAGGGTAAGATCAAGTGCAGTCTGAATTATATCAAATAAGGTTTGATTCTGTTCAATTCTATTTGCAATTACATATTCACTGTCTTCAATTTCTCCTGTCTGCAAATTGAAATCTGCGGCCAACTTTTTAACCAAATTGCTGGCCGTCTTATTATAACCAATGGTATCTTTGTTCTTTAAATACCTTAATTGATCGTAAGCAACAACCGATACAACCCTATTCTTGTCAAAGCTTTTTGAAAAAATAAAACCATAGAACACATTTGTGTCATTAATCCGCAGCCTGACTGCATTGCCTTCCTCAAAGCTAATATTTTGGTCATATACTACATTAAAGGTAAGCTTACCGGGTGAGCCTTTTCTTTCTGTTTCCCATGTAATACCTTCTTCAACTACAGGGAGATAAATATAGTCTCCCTTTTGAATGATTAACTCAAGTTTATCCAAGCTTGATCACCTGCCCCGGATAAATGAGGTTTGGGTTTTTGATGCCATTTGCTTTTGCAACTGTTGCATATTTTGAACCATCTCCCAACTGCTTTTTACATATTCCCCAGAGGGTATCTCCAGCTTTAACCACATAAGTTTTAGCTGGTGCCGGAGCAGGTCTCGGACTCTCAATCTTAACAGCAGTAATCTGATCTGCTGTCGATGCAGTGTTTATAACTGCAATTTTACTTGTACCGTAATCTCTATATTGCTTTAGTTTTATACTTACATTTAAGTCAAATCCATAATCCACGCTCTCATCAATCGAGTATTCCTCTAAGGAAACCTTCATATCCGTATTAAACAGAAACCTTCCATCAGGAGATAATCTTGTTACTTTAAACTGAAATGGTGCTTTGCTAAGCTTTAACCTCTCAAATTCATCTAAAAAATAACTGGCTTCTTTGTACCCATCCTTATAAACTGCAAATGAGTATTTCTGTTGTGGAATGATTGCATCAAAGGCTATCTCAGAGAGTCCCGGGGACTTCAGAATATTAACTTCTCCTTTGTCTATCAAGGTAATCGTTTGATTCGCATTTGAAATATTCAGTTGCAGCTTTGAAGGCGTGATTGGCAATTGTACATTATCTATAAAAAAACTATACATTAAATATGCACTCCTTCCGCTACAGTTTCCATTTCCTGATTCAGCTTTTCGCCCAAGTATGCAACAACGCCATCAAGGTCCATGTCATTGTTTATCGACATGTGATTCGTCATATCAACTTTGATTTCAGCAGTTGCAAACCTGTTTACCACTTCTTGCTCTGCCAAATCCCGCATGTATTCAAGGTTTTCATTGTTAATGTCTACAGAATCACGCATTGAACCTGTGTTATCTTTTACTGCATTAAGTGAATCCGTTTGTTGTCTAGTCTGTTCTGCATAGTCACTATTCGCTGCAGTTTTATCAGGTGATTGTTGTTTTTCTGCAATTGCTGCATTAATTTTTGATTGTCTTTCTTGTTGCTTGGAAACTGCATCGTGCGAAAATGATATTATATCTTGCTGCCTTTTAGCTTTATTTTCAACCATATTTGATTTCGTAATTGCAAGTTCCTCTTCTCTTGCTCCGATTTCTACTATGGTCTTTGCTAATTCATCAGTGGCAAATGTAACATTTGCTACTGCATCTATAGAGACGCCTGGTATTTTGTTAACCATATCAATCAAGCCATTAATTATATCTATTGCTTCATTGATAAAACTTTGTAGTATCAATAGACCTCCAACCTTCATTAACGCTAATGCGTTTTCTATGGATACAGTAGCACTTTGAATACCAAAACAAATCATATCCCAATTGTTCATAATTTCCATTGAAAGCATTTTTGTGTAAAGCATAATACCGTCCCATGCAGTCATAATAAAATTCCATAACTTCATAATAGAAATCTGTAACCCTCCATTGTGTATTACCAAAGCAATAATGACACCTATAAGAGCCATAACAGCAATTACAATCCACATAATCGGATTTGCCAGAAGTGCAGAGTTTAATCCCCACTGTGCTGCAGTCGCTGCGGCTGTTGTTGAGGTCTGTACAAGGGTAGCTTTTGCAAACACTGCTTTTGCAATAGCACCAGCAAGCTCTAAGCCTTTTGAAATACCTGTTAAAGTGTTAATAATAAGTAATGCTGCTCCATAAGCCAGTATAGCCCCTACTATCCCAAAAACAATCGGAGCAATCCACCCCCAATTTTCCACAATAGCAGAAGCTAATGTCAATGCAATTCCTGCAACCTGCTCTATAACATTTGCCATAGTATTTAGGGCATTGTTAATCACATTTGTCGCTTTTACTCCACTTTCTGTGCTTAGCCATTCAGTACCCATGGCTTTAAGCTTTTCCTGCATAGCAGCATACTGGTCCGTAGATTTTATCCAATCAACAAGCGCATCTTTGCCTTTTTGAAAAATCACACTATCGCCTATTTTGCTGAATATGCTGGGACCTTCTCTTACACTCGCATTACTGCCCTCTTCATTGAAGGCTTTCTTTTGTTCAAGAGCTCCCTTCATGCTATTTTCTATCTCATCAAATGCTTCTACAGCTTTACCTATTTGACTCGTTGCAGCCTTTAATCCCTCTATATCGAATGCATTGGCTGTAACACTGCTAAGCTCTTGATATTTATTAATAAGGGTATCTATTGATGTATCCATCTTTGTAAAGCGCGCCAAAATTGTATTGTGTAATTTTGCTATCATGTTGCTGTTATTTTGAACTGCACTAATAATCGTTGCCATTTTATCACCAACCTTTTCTAGGCAGATTAAAAGGTAAGTGCAAAGCGCACTTACCTTTTGCCTTTTTTCTTCATTTTATCTGATTGTTTTTTCTCATTCTCAGTTTTAATTTGAATCGAAGCTATCACAAATGCCTTTTCATGCCGGTCAAGGCTTAAATATTGAGAAGGCAGCATATGCAATTTATGAAGGCAATAATATGCGATGTTCGCATCAGAATCACCTTCATTTATGAGTTTTTTGCTTCATCCACCAACTCTTCCATTAAAGTGTCAAAACCGTTCACTTCCTGTACTCTTGCAAGATAATCAGCATATTCACCGGGCTTTAGCATTGTTTTCAGCAGTGCGTCGGCACCCATTACTCCATAACTATTCTGAAGCTCTACATCATTCAAGTTAGGAAAAGTTGTGCAATCTGCTGCAAGCTTTCCTAAATATTGATTATAATCTGTTTCTTGCGTAAATTGACCGCGTTTGCCTGGTACAGGAACTTTCTTTGTACATGCTTTTCGTAATGTTTCATCCTCAGCACTAGTCACACTTTTAAGCTCCCATTCCATGGGTTTCTTGTCTTGATCTAAAAATCTTTTGGATGCAACATATTTTATTTTATCGTCCTTGATTACATTTTGGGCTAAAAAAGCACTTAAATTACTCATTATTCAAATT